TCTGACTTTTATAAGAAAGATTTAACATTAGATATTTTAGGTCCAGTGGGTGATGTAGTAGGCGAATGGATTATTAAAGGTGCTTATTGTAAAACAGCGAATTTTGGTGAATATGATTGGGCTAGTGAAGCTGCAATCAACTTAACAATAACAGTAGCTATGGACTATTGTGTCCTTAACTTCTAATTCCTCCCTCATATTTCTTTTTTAAGGCGTCTGCTTTGCAAACGTCTTTCTTTTTCGTATATTTATATATATAATAATAAAATAGTTTATGGCTGAATTTAAAATTCCAACTGAAACGGTTTCGTTGCCTTCTAAAGGTTTATTATACTCAAAAGAATCACCACTGTCCAAAGGTGAAATTGAAATGCGCTACATGACAGCAGCTCATGAAGATATTCTTACCAATGTAAATTATATGCGTCAAGGTATTGTAATTGATAAATTATTACAATCATTGATTGTAACACCAATCAACTACGATGATGTTTTAATTGGTGATAAAAATGCAATATTAGTTGCTGCTCGTGTATTAGGCTATGGTAAAGATTATTCATTTAAATATGTTAATAGATCAGGACAAGAGATAGAAACAACTATTGATTTGTCCCAACTAAACGATAAAAATTTAGACGAATCACTTTTCACCCCAGGAGTAAATGAATTTAGTTTCTCATTACCAAAATCAGGTAATGTAATAACATTCAAATTATTAACTCATGGTGATGAGAAAAAAATTGAGGCTGAAATTAAAGGTTTACAAAAAGTAAATCCAAATGGCTCATATGATGTTACTACACGCTTAAAATATATGATCACTTCAATCAACGGTGATCGCGATATTAAATCAATTCGTGATTTTATTGATAATGCTTTATTAGCACCTGATGCTAGGGCATTACGCGAGTACTATGCTAAAGTACAACCCGATATTGATTTAACATTCATGCCAGATGATGAAAACTATACAGGGGAGGGTATAGCAATACCAGTATCTCTTAACTTTTTTTGGCCTGACGCAGGAATATAGATTATTTTTATTTAGGCAAATCCACGAGATAGTATTTAATGGGCAAGGAGGATATGATTGGGAAACCGTCTATAACATGCCTATTTGGTTACGTCGCTTTACGTTTGAAACATTAAAAGAATATTATGAAAAACAACGTGAGGAATCAGATAAGCAACAAAATATGCTTAAAAATGCATCTAATAAAGAAATAGCGCGACCGAACATAATACCAACATACACAGCGAAGGTGCCTAAAAAATAGGCACCTTTAATATTTATATGGCGCAATAATGTATTATGGCTACTACAAAAGAAGTACAACAACAGGTCGAAAAACTTAATGAAGAACTAAATGAAACGCTTCAACGAATTGAAGATATAGGTAGTTCTTTGAGCAGAGGTATAAGAAAAGAATTAGTAGGTGTTACTGAAAATACAAGAAATTTTTCTGAAGGTTTATTAAAATCTAAAAATTTATCTAAAGATATTGCTGGTCTTTCAACTCAACTAAATAAACTTAATAAAAGAAACGTTGAGATAAGTATAGAAAGAAAGCTAGCAGAAGATAGATTAAAAGCAGCTGCTGATAAATACAACAGTGCTGTTTCGGGAACAGACAAAATAGCAAAGGCTAGAGCATTAATTATAGAAAGAAATAAAGTTAAAGAACTTACTTTACAATTAGATCTAAACCAGAAACTTGAAGATCAAACTCGCAATACTTTAAGAACAGCAGAAGGACTAAAAAAACAAACTACATTATCTGGTTTTATATCTGGTAAATGGAAAAATATAACAGATTTATTTAGTAGATCTAATATATTAGCCACTAGTCTTGTTTTTATTTATAAAGCAATTATAGATGCTGGTTTCCGTTTTAGTAAAGTATCAACTGACATAAGCAAAAATTTAGGTTACGGAGCAGACAACGCAAATAGAGTAGCAAGCAATTTAGTTAAAGTAGCCCAATCAGCAACTAACTCAAACGTTACTCTTCAAAATGCAGCTGATGCAATGAATGAGTTAGCTACAGCAACAGGCTTTGTAGCTGAATACTCAGCTGATGCTCTAGAAACTCAAATCATGTTAACCAAACAATTTGGTTTACAAGCAGATGAGGCAGCAGGAATTTATAGATTATCTGTACTAACAGGTAAATCTTCAAAAGCAGTTAATGATGCAATGGTTGGTGCTTTTGTTGCTACAAGAAACAACCTTAGAGTAGGTGTTCCTTTTAAAGCAGCAATAGCTGAAGCCGCTAAAGTATCAGGTCAATTAGCAGCTAACCTACAAAATAACCCAGAACAAATAGTTAAAGCAGTAGTACAAGCAAAAGCATTAGGTACTACACTTGAGCAAGTTAAAAATCAAGGCGAATCGCTTTTAAATTTCGAAACATCAATTGAAAACGAATTAAAAGCAGAATTAATTACTGGCCAACAACTTAATCTTGAAAGAGCAAGAGCAGCTGCTTTAATGGGTGATCAAGTAACATTAGCTCAGGAACTTAGCAATCAAGGAATGACGCTTGAGAAGTTCCAAAGCATGAATGTTATAGCACAAAGATCATTTGCTGAGGCTTTAGGATTAAGTTCAGATCAACTTGCTGACCAATTAACAAAACAAAAGTTAGCTATTGAAAGTGGAAAATCATTAGCTCAATTAACTGAAGAAGAAGCTAAGCAAGCACAACAAAGACAAGATGCTCAAACTAAATTTAATTTAGCAGTTACTAAATTACAAGATTTAGTAGGTAATCTAGTAGCAGGACCTTTTGGACAGTTATTAGATATAGTAGCTAAAGTAGGAGATATAATTTTCAAAGTAATTCAACCGTTTATTAATATAGCAGGATCTATATTAAATCCAATTTTAGGAGGAATATCAGGCGCTATTGGAGCAATTACAGGTGATGATATTGCAGGATACGGTGCTCGTACTTTAATTACACCTACAGGAGCAGTAGCATTAAATAATAATGATACTATTATAGCAGGTACTAAATTATTTAAAGGCGATGATATAACATCAATGCCTAAAGGTTCATTTAGTTTTGATAATTCTAGTGTAGTAGAGGCTATTAAAGATCTAAAACAAACATTAATGACTCGTCCTGCACAAGCATTTATACAAGGTGAAAATGCGTTTGTATCAAATATCACTACTAAGGGAGTACAAAACACATACAAATCAGCATAATTAAATATTTATATTAAACAATAAACCATGGGATTATTAGACAAATTAAAAAACAGTATTTTAGGTTTGCAAGGTAAAAAACCACAGCAATTTGGTGTTAACCCTGTTCCACCTGATTCATTACATTTACTTTACTCTACTGATGGACAACCAAAGGTAAGTTGGAGACCAAGCAACAGTTTGGGATTTAAACCACAGCCATCTACATTAAATGAATTAGATACGCAGGCACCTAATTTACAACCAAAAACTGGTGTAGTATCACAAGTATACAAATCAAAAACAGGTCGTAGATACAGAGATTTAGGACCAACAGAAGGACGTTATTAATATGCCTTTAATTGATTTAAAAACTAATTTAAAATCACTTAAATACGGGCATGATAGACCAGGCGGAGGTAACAGCGGACAACCTTACGAAACTGTAGATATCAATGCTATTGATCAAGGTCTAGAATCACCTTTATTTAGAAATGGTGATGATGGTCTTATTCGTGGTGGGTTTGATGGTGCCTTTAAATCTTCTGTTATTGATGCAAGACGTATAAATAAACTTCTTAAAGACGCTCCTAAAGGACCATTATGGATCGCTAGACAAGTAGGCTTACAACTTTCTAATCCAAAATTAGAAGTTAAAAAAATAAATACAGGTTCTGGATTATTAAATACAATTGTTAATTTTGCTCAAGATAAAATAGGCTTAATACCTACTCGCATATATAATTTAGGTTTTAATACATTAGCACAAGTACCAGTTAATGCATTTGGTGTTCATTTTAATAGACATGGCTTATTACCTGTACAAGATGAAAATACAAAATACTTAGCTGTTGTTCAACATAATAATGAAGGAGACGGAGCTCCTAATAATAGATTAGTAGGATATAAAAATAAATTTAGCTTAGGAGATAAAAAATATAATTCTAATGCTATTACTTCTCGTTCTCGTTTTGTAGGATCTCTTTTTAATATTTTATCACAATTATCTCCTTTAAGATTTGCTCCAAAAGATCTTACAATAGAAAATTATTTAGGAGGACCTGGATCATCTTATGGTGTAGGAAATACATTAATTAAAAGATATAGTTTTACAGAAGATAATCAAAAAATTACCTTTGCAGATGACAAAAGTAGAACAATAGCAGGTAGAGCTCGTAATTTAAATAACAATGTTATTAATGCATTAGATAAAAAAACAGATCTAACACAAGGTGGACCTTCAGTTCAAGTATATGGTAGTACTGCCTTAGCTAGATTTTCAACTATCCCTGCTTTAAAAACATATCAACAAATTAAAAAACAAAACGATACTCAAGCCACTAAAGGCGTATTTAGATTTAATCCATTTAAAAATACAGCTAATTTAGGAGCGGGTGGTTTTGATTTTTACAATGGTGAAATTAATAGTTATACTAATAATAATATTGAATATAAAAATGGTATTGATGCTACACTTAAACTTAATGGTAGTTGGAAATCATTAAATCGTGAAAAAAGAGTAGGTAGCGGTAGACAAGATCAAATTAATTTAACACCTCTTTTTACTTCACAAGCAGGAACTATAAATGATAGAATTCTTATAGATGGTTTTGGATATAAAGAAATAAGAGATCTATGTAAATTTAGAATCCAAGCAATAAATACAGATACTCCAGATATAGCAACTTGGATGATATTTAGAGCCTATCTAACCCAGTTTACAGATAATGTAGATGCAACTTGGAATGATGTTAAGTATGTAGGCCGTGGAGAAAGTTTTTATATATATAGTGGATTTATTCGTAAAATAAACATTGGTTTTAAAGTAGCAGCTCTATCAGAAAAAGAAATGAAACCAATGTATCAGAAATTAAATTACTTAATGGGTAATTTAATGCCTGATTATAGTAAAAATGAAAATGGTATAATGAGAGGACCATTAGTAAGAATGACTGTAGGTAACTGGATTGATGGTCAAGCAGGAATTATAAATTCATTAAACTATACAGTACCACAGGATTCACCTTGGGAAATAGCACTTGCTGAACCTATATTAGGTGAGAAGAAGTTAATATTACCTCATATTATAGAGGTAAACATGACATTTACCCCTATTGGTTCTCAAACAGGCATAAACAATAAAATATCAGAAAAATCAGCTGGTACTTCTCATATTGCTCAAAATATTAATGACTATCAATATATCGGAGAAGAAGTTACTAGTACTAGTGATTTAACTATCTTAGAGGGAACAGAAACACGTAAAGAATTAATCTCAGCAGCACCAATACCACGGCGTACTTCACCTAGTAGTACTGCTTTAACTCCAAATGTTCCTGATCTAACAAGACGTGATCCTTTGAATGTAAGAAACCCTATTATATCACCAGCAGAAATACAATTTACAGACCGTTCACAACGAGCAGGAAGCCCTTTAAATCAACCCGTTAATATACCTAAATTACCAACACCATCAATAATAAGAGGAGGAGGATAAAATGGAACGTTATAACAACCCAGTCATATTAAAAACAGAATTTACAAAAAGACCATATTACAAGGGAAAATTTTATCCAAATGTTCCTTTATCAGAGTTTGATGTATATGTTATTACTACTGTAGGTGATAGACTAGATAATTTAGCATTTTCCTACTACGGTGATGCTAATTTATGGTGGGTAATAGCTATGGCTAATAACAATGCTACTAAAGGTGCATTATACCCAGCACCAGGTACTCAATTACGAATACCAACGGATATAGGTAATGTTTTAAGACAATATGAACAATTTAATAAAGCCCGATAAATGTTATGTCAATATTTAGAGAACCTTTTCCTGAGTTTGTACAAGCTGAACTAACAAAAAGGCAAAACCTTCTTGAAGGAAGAGACTCCCTTCGTAACGAATTAGTAAATTACCAAACTACTAGAAATGCCTGGGTCAAAATGACTTCTGGTGTTAATGTAAATGGATCTAACGAATTAGCTAAAAAATATGTTTTATTAGGAGGTACATTAAATAAAACAGGTGAATTACTAGATAAAGATAATAAAGTTATAGGAGATTTTTTCATAAAAAAATCAGGAATAGGATCTTCATTTGACAAAAATGCATATAGCAATACTAGTGCTTTAGGATTACCATATAAAAGAGGTATTAGACCAATGCCTGGTATTACTAATATATCTACATCAACTAAAAATGCTTACGGTTCATTAATTGAAGCCGTAGTAAGTTTTACCTGCTGGGATATTCAGCAACTAGAAGATCTTGAACTACTATACATGCGTCCAGGATATACTGTGTTATTAGAGTGGGGATGGACGTATGCAAAACAACCTTATGTTACTTATTTTTATGATATATTAAACAAAGGTCTTACTGATTTTCAACAAATAAATAAAGAATTATTTGATTTATCTAAAGAAAGTGGAGGTAATTACGAAGCTATTTTAGGATACGTTAAAAATTATAATTGGAAAGCTCGCCCTGATGGTGGATATGATTGTACCACTACATTAATTTCATTAGGTGAAGTATTAGAATCAATAAAAGTAAACTACTCCCCATTTAACATAGATGTAGCTACCTCACAAGATCCAGGTTTACTTAAAAAAGGAACATATCAGATTACCCCACCTAATAAAATATCTTCTGGTACTCCTGTAGAAACAATATATTCTACAAGTATTGAAGAAAAAGGAGATGAAGATACAATTATAGATTTACAAGATGTTTATTCTAAAGGAATACTATATGGACTATTCTATGAAATGAGATTATTAATAGAAAAAATGCCAGACCAAGATGCTTTAGATAATATACCAAACGTTATTACATATCCTTCTTTAAAAATTATTAACCCGGTTGGAATAGAACAATCGTATAATGTTTTTAAATATAAATTTGAAGAAAAAAATGTTTCTAATGAAGCTGAAAGTAGCAATTCTAATAAAAACCCTAATAGCATATTTACTAAGTTTAGACATTATATAACATTAGAAAGTTTATGTGATTTAATTAATAATTATGTTTTAATAGTAGGTACTGATGAAGATCAAAAAGAAGTAAAATCAATAATAAAATTATCCACTAAAGATAGAGAATATGCTGGGTATTTAAATAATTTAACTTGTTTATCTCATCCTCTTCAAATATCAACTGATTTTAAAAAATGCCTAATTAAAGCTAATTATTGGTTTAATGTAAAAACAGAAACAGAAAAAGATAAAGCATCAGATTATCCTCCTGTAGGTAACATAAATCCTATTTTAAAAGAAATTATAGACGCAGAAGAACCTTCAGTTTTAGACCTTGACCCTAGGTTAACAGCAGCACGTAAATTTATTAGAGCAGTAGATGGTGTAGGAAACAGTAAAGGAGGAATAAATAGTAACATCACATTAGAAAGTATACTTAAAGAAATAAGAAAA